TTTATGGTTATAGCTGACGACCCTATACAATACCTAAAGGATAACCTGCGTGACTAAACAAGAATTGGATAACATAGTAGACCTTATGGTCAACACACTTCCTTTTATAACCCCTGCTATGCCAAAGGATATACGAGACCGAGCCAAAGAACTAGGCGTAAACCATTCACTCATAAATGCCGTGATAGACACTAGCCCTTATATGGCACGCCTATGGTACGTTACATCAGACATAAGAAACGGCAAAACGCTGGCTTCATTGCTGACAAACTTCTCCTACAAACTAACTAACGAACACTACCTTAAAGCAACAATCTTAAATGAGTTGTATAATCAAATATTCCTAGGGTTTATCCCAGCTAATAAAGTAGGAGAAATCTTTGAACGACTTGACGGTACTAAGACTATCGGTCACATTGCTTTCGATATTGGGTACTACGATGTATCAACAGTCAAGATGGTAGACATTATCAAAGAAGCTATAAAAGCTAACCCACAGTCCGTAGATGACTACAGGAGCGGCAATCAAAGGGCATTAGGTGGGATCATGGGCTATATCATAAAACACCACAAAGGCACTGACATGAAGCTTGCAGGAGAACAACTAAGGAAATCAATAACAGTCAGCAATTAGCTTTACAACCACAAGTACTATACTGTATAATAACTACAGACATAGTAACCAAAACGAGGAGCTACATACTTAACATGGGACGATCACTTATTGAATTAAAAGATTTACCTGAATGGGAATCTACAATGTTAACTTTAGCAAAAGAGGGAGCTAGCATAGTAGAACTAGCTAATGAGTTAAACATAAGCAGAGATACATTTTACGAGATAGGCAAAAGAGAACCTATTTTTTCCGACACCGTAAAAAGATGCAAGGCATTATCAGAGGCATGGTGGGAGCGGCAAGGTCGTACTCAACTACAAAACAAAGACTTTAGTTACACGGGTTGGTACATGAATATGAAGAACCGATTTGGCTGGAGGGACAAGAGCGAATCAAGCGTTACTATACAAGAAGTAAAACCAATCTTAGGTGGTAAGACAAACGATGTTCCAACTGACAACGGCAACGAATAAACTCTTAAAGCTACGCAAGCGCATTAGAGCTGTAGCAGGAGGCACGTCAGCAGGTAAGACTATATCTATCCTCCAGATACTAATAGACCAGGCTCAGAGTGACAAGACGCCCACACTCACATCAGTTGTATCAGAGTCCTTCCCACACCTACGCAAGGGTGCAATGAGAGACTTCCTTAACATCATGCAATCACATAGTTACTACAGAGACGACAGGTGGAGCAAGACAGACTTTACCTATACATTTGAATCAGGCAGCACACTAGAGTTTTTTAGTGCTGACCAACCAGGCAAGGTACGTGGGCCGAGACGAGACAGGCTATTTGTTAACGAGGCCAACAACATTAACCAAGAGACGTTTGAACAGCTACTACTTCGTACAAAGGAGTATGTATGGGCTGACTGGAATCCTGTTTCAGAGTTTTTTATGTACACGGAGTATATAGATAAAAGACCTGATGTTGACTTCGAGATACTCACATATTTGGATAACGAGGGACTAGATGCTTCTATTATTGGCGAAATCGAATCACGCAAAGGCAATAAAAGGTTTTGGCAAGTCTATGGATTAGGGCAACTTGGTGAGGCAGAGGGACGTATATACACTGGCTGGCAAGTCCTTGATGATATACCGCATGAAGCACGACTAGAGCGATATGGACTAGACTTTGGTTATACTAACGACCCGACATCAATAGTAGCGATTCACTTCTATAACGGTGGTTATATACTTGATGAGATTACCTATCAGAAGGGACTAAGCAACAAACAAATAGCAGACATATTAAATAACCTACCTAAAGCTCTTGTAGTGGCAGATAGTGCAGAGCCAAAGAGCATAGATGAACTAAAACTATACGGCATTAACGCTATTGGAGTAACAAAGGGCGCAGACTCCGTAACGCAGGGCATACAATATGTACAAGACCAGCGCATCAGTATAACTAAACGATCTATTAACGGACTAAAGGAATACCGTAACTACTTATGGGATGTTGATAGAGAAGGCAAGACATTAAACAAGCCGATAGACTTATGGAATCACTTTTTAGACGCCACACGCTATGGGTTTGATGCCTTACGACCAAAGAAAGCACCACGCCAGCAAGCAAGACCAGTTAGGTTAAAGTTTCATGTCTAGTCCGATGCACGGCAAGACAATCGCTACCGTTACCTATTACGAGGGTGATATTATAAACACTAAAAACGAGATAGAACAAAGCCTGTATAGTACCAAAGAGAATCTGCTTAAAGATATTATTGATGCACTACTTGTCTTAAACAGCAAAGAGTCTAACAAGCTTGATTTAGAGATATGTATTGATAATAAAGGAAGGTACAGAATTATAAAGAAATGGGTTGTATAGCTAAACAACTTATGCTAATGTACTAATATAGACAGAGGTCTGCCACTGCGCGAACTGTAAAAGGTTTACAAATGGCATACATCAACAAAGCAGACCTCAAGACTTTATACACAGACAGCAAGACGGAAGCGCACATCTGGCGTGAGGATTACCCATCATACGAACGACTTGCTGATAACGGACTGCTTGAAGGACTTGACCCCAACCTCCCCGAAGTAAACGATGGCTCACTTGCCGCTGCACTCTTTAAGTTACCTAAGCGTATCGTATCATCTAAACTATCAGGGACTATCAAAGCAATAGACCGTGACGAAGCGTGGCTATCTGAACTTGCCAACCTACAATGGCGTAACAACATCATTCCCAACGCTAACTCACAAGCACCATTCTCCCGCAAATGGAAAGATGCAGTCCGCAAGGCAGCTATATACGGCTCAGTGCCTGTTATTACCCTATTCGTTAAGCGTGGTGAATACACAGGCTCAGACTTTATTATTGCTCAACCTCAAGATGTTACCTTAGAGCCTGGTAAAGTGTCAGACTACGACTCTGATGTTATCTTCTGGGATGTCTACTACACGAAACTTCAACTAGAGAATATGATTGAGGAAGCCAGAGAAGAGCTAAAAGAGAACAAAGACGGCTATAATAAATGGAACATACCAGCACTTGAGAGAATCCTTGCTACAAACAACCAAGAGGAACGCTCAAGCCTTGACTCACCAAAGCAGGAACAAGACAAGCAAGTTCGAGCTAAAGGGTTTAAGTTCTGTATTGCTGTCCAGCGTGGCGTAGAAGCACCATTCTATATGTACCACAAAGCCACTGATGAGACTGTTCGTGAGTGGAAGAACCCAGACCCAACAGGTGATGTACCCATTCACTTCCTCTACTGCTACCAAGACTTTATCAATCCATATGGTATCGGTATCGTTAAGCTTGCAGGTGGAACACAGAACGTGCTTGATTATATGCGTAAAGCTGACGTACTTGCTACCCAACTAGGGTTACGACCACCTATTGCTATTGAGGGCGACCAAGATAGTGTTGACCTTGACTCGATTGTTTATGCAGAAAATGCCGTATGGTTCACAGGTAACGCTAAGGTACAACGTCAAGAGCTTGCTAACGGTGTTTACACTCAACTACCAGCACGTATGAGTATGTACAAAGCGTCTTTATCAGCCTTAATCCCTACAGGTGATACATCTACGTCTCAAGGCGAAGGTGGCGATCCTATCGGCTCACGCACACCAGCGGGCGTAAAGTTCCAAGCTGCATCTCTTTCTATTGACGATGAGGACTTCAAAGATAATCTATACATTACATACGAAGCAGTTGCTAAGTCTATGGTTAACACTCACTTCGCTAACATGGAAGGCACAGACCTGATGAAACTATCAGACGATGAGCGTAAGATCCTTACCAAAGCAGGTATGAAGTTCCCAACAGGTGAAGATGGTGAGATGACCAATCAACTCGAACTACTATGGGACGATGTACGAGCGCAGTTTAACTTTGAAGTAGATGCTGAGATTGACAAGACGGCTGATGACGCACAGAAACTAGAAGGACTTATGAAAGTTGCTGAACTTAAAGCATCAGACCCAACACTTGAACAAGAGCTTGCTAAATCTGGCAAGAAACTAAACATTGGTGAGTTATTCGGTGAGATTATAAAGCTGACTACTGATAACGAAAAGATTATAACCGACTCAAGCCCAGAAGAGACAGTTGATGAAAACGGTCAGCCAATTAACCCTGAACAATCCCAAGACCCTATGGCTCAAGCTATGCCACAGATACAAGAGATGGTACAGCAAATGATACAAGAGGCTATGCAATCACAGGAAAAGCCTACTAAAGCCATGTCTGAATCTATCCGCTTTACACCAGCAGACCTATCGCCAGCCGAACGAGCGCAAGTATTAGCCCAAGGTGGCGTACAAGCCGATGCAGACCCAACACTTAATGATGCTGAACAGGTAGCCGATATTAACGCTACCATGCAAGAGGGTCAGAGCGACATGACTCCTGAGATGCAAGCAAACATAGACGGTGTTATGCAGGAGTACGGAGTTGACGAACAGACAGCGATTACAGCCCTTGCAGCAGAAGCGCAGGGACTAAACCCAGATGATGTGATTAAACACCTACAGGGATTACGAGGAGGTCAGTAATGTCAAGAGATGATAGTGCATTATATTCAGGCGTATCAAGTGCTAGTTTTGGTTCGACCAGAGAGCAACAAGTATTAAAAGATAAAAAAGAAACATCAAGCGAGAACCGAGCAAGATTAAAGCCGCACGCTGAGATTGTTATGGCTGAAATCCAAAAAGAGATTGACGACCTAAAGACCATGGAGATAGTAGATGTTAAAGCTATCATCATCAATACAGTAGACCCAGATAAGACTCTATCTATCATCATGTTTGGTCGTGAAGAAGCCCGTGAGCGTTTGGTTAGTGTTAAAGCACGACTAAGTAACATATTGAGAGATAACAAACGATGAACCCACAATCATACGCTGAACGCCAAGCCGAGGTGAAGTCTGAGCAAGAGGGACTATCTAAAGATGAGGTATTAGACCAGATGCAATCAAAGTCTGAGTATGCCATCGACCTAGATAACCTGCCGAAGACTGACCACAACTGGATAAAGAGGGGCATTAAAGTATCGTGCGAGGGAGCGAGACATCCACACCACAGTCATTTTCTAGTGAAGAGGTAGCGACAAGTCATCCTATATGGATGGTTTATCATTACCCCCTTCGGTAATAAGCGTCGTGGCTATAACATTGAGGCTCGTCACCTATATAACGACAGATAAACAAAAGGAGAGAAAAATGGATGAAGATAATTCACCAGTAGCAGATGAACCTACACAGGTTGCGGACGCACCAATCGAAACCGATAGTAACACAGGCGACCCCGAAGCTGACCTAGAAAGCATCGAGATTGACCTAGAAGCACTTGAGGCAGCAGAAGCTAAAGAAGAAACTAAAGACGATGAGTCGGAGGATGAACCTGAGGATGATGCAGCGATTGAGCCAGAGGATGAAGAAGCAGAGGTTGAAGAACCAGAAGCTGAACAACCAAAGGAACTGTCTGACTTGGACAAGAAAAAAGCCTTTAATAAACAACAGGCTGAACAGCGAATCCAAGAACGTCAACAACGAGCCGCATCACTCAAGGACTCACAACAACAATATGTTGCTGATGCCGAGGATGATAAAGACCTTGTTGATAGACAGCTACGAGTCGAACTGTACGACATAAGGGTAGAGGCAAACACTAACAAGCTCACGAACGGTTACGAAAAAGCTATTAAGGACTTTGAAGTTCTTAGTGATAGTTCGCCAGCGGTTCAAGCTGAATTAAACAAAGCATTGGATGATTTCCAAGCATTGTACGTTACCATCGATGCCTATGGCAACCCAATAGAAGTACGTGGCGATTTGTATTCATATTTACAAAACAAAGCAGATTCTATCTCAAACCTTACGAGTCTCGGTGTTCGCAAACAGGAAAAAAGCAAGAGTAAAGAGAAATCTAAAACGATTGTTACCCCCTCACGTGCGCCAAGAGAGCCAAAGGTCGACCCCGACCTAGCCGCTTTCGACGAGGAAGCCTACGGATAGATTGAAAGGATAATTCAATGGTTGTTAACCTAGCAACTAAGTTTGAAGCTAAGACTTCAGAACTTCTAAAAGCAGAAGCAAAGACAACAGGGATAGTCAACCAGAGCTGGTCATGGGACGGTGTAAACGCAATTAAGATTTACACACTAACAGACCCAACAATGGTTAACTACTCTCCAAGCGGTGCTAACCGTTACGGAAACCCAACAGAAGTACAAGACACAGTTCAGACATTCACACTGTCTCGCGACCGTGGCTTTTCAAACACAATCGACATGAGCAACTACCAAGATACTTTGGAAATCCGAAAGCCAGCTAAGTTCTTAGCTCAAGCTACTAAGAACGTCCTAGTTCCTGAGGTTGACACTTACCGACTAGCAACACTAGCAGTTGCTGGTGCTTTGACTAACGGTGGTAACTACGGCACAATCACAGCTCGCAACGCAATCGTTACGGCTGGTGCTACTACTGCATCAAACGCATACACTAACTTCCTAGTCCTTAATGCAAACATTACAGACAATGAAGCCCCTGAGAGTGGACGTGTTGCATTGATGACGGCAGCTTACTACCAACTCCTTAAACAAGGCGGTTTCGTACTAGACAGCGATAGCGGACAAAGCAAATTGTCAAGCGGTAGCTTAGGTCAAGTCGATGGTGTATCAATTGTTGTTGTTCCTAGTGGTCGTATGCCAAGTGCAACTGACTTGATCATTACGCACCCTAGTAACATGACAGCTCCCGAAAAGCTAAAAGAATATCAAGTTCACAAAAACCCACCTGGCGTTTCTGGCTACTTAATCGAGTACCGAATCCGTTACGATGCGTTCTTTGACCTGAACAAGATTTTCACACTGGCTATCCACAAAACAGCCTAATAATTAGAAAGGTTCATTATGGAAACAGTTAAATCTAAAATACTTCAAGAAGTCGAGAATGATGCAATCCGTATTCAGACACGACGCTTTAACGAGCAACTTGAAGATATAGAATATAAAAAGTCTCAAGCTGTGGTGGAAGCCGCAGACGCAGACAAGAAAGGAACTAAAGTATAATGCCTATTGACACAGCAGGTGTAAACATTCGTGGCTTCGGTTACCAAACCAAAGAGGACATCAGTGCAGCAACACTAACAACAGACCTAAACGACAGTGGTAAGGTTATAAACTTTACTGGTGCAACTTGTGTAGTAACCCTACACGCAGTAGCAGCTGGTGAGAACATAACTTTCCGAGTCGGTGCTAACCCACAAGTCCTAACCCTAAGCCCAGCAGCAGCTGATGGCATCAAGGGCAACGACCTAGCTGGTGTAGACAACAAAGACCTCGTATTCACTAACCAACCAATCGGAAGCTTCGTTACCCTACAGGGTGGCAACTCTGACGCATGGATAGTTACTGCAATAAGTGGTGTTACAACTACAGAAGCCTAAACATTAACAATTGAAATCTACCTAATATATCACTGACTTTGTAGCCATTGGCCAGAACAGAGCGATATAACGGGTCATTCATAATCAAAGAAAGTAGAAAATATCATGCCAAAGTTCGTAAGACAAGGGGATAACCTCCTTATCGGAAACAACACGTTCCAAGGGACTAGCACTTTTAGTGGTGCGGTCAACGTTTCAGGTGCATTAACCCACACAGGCGGAAGCACTAACCCTGTAACCCTAAATGCCCTTGTGGGCGCAACAGTCGTACTGACGGCTGCTGGTTCGGGCGGATTATTCGTAAACCGTTCAACATCAGGTACACCGTCATTCACCCTACCAACTAACGCTGCTGGCTTACGCTACACGTTTGTAGTAGCTAACACGACTGCTGGATTCACCGTCACAGGTGGAACTATCAAAGCTAAGACTAATGCAACAGGCGCAGCTATCTCAGGTACTACATTAACCAACACTCAAGGNACAGCAGTTGTAGGTGACACAATCACTCTCATAGCTGACGGTACTAGCTGGTTGATGACCTCACAAAGCGGAATCTTCGCAGCAGCTTAAAGCTGACTAACGGCGGTCTAACGCCACGATTACAGAGCCAATAGGCAAGACTGTAACGGTAAAATAGACCGCCACCCATAAATTAAGAAAGGAAACACAATGCCAACAATTGGAGAATTATTAAACTCAAAGTTCAACAAGGCTTTTAAAGACCAGACTCTCACAGGTAACAACACGACTGTATCTACACCCCTATTCAGAGTAACGGGAACAGTAAAAGTAACACAGCTATATTCAATAGTAACCACCGCACTAGGCTCAAACGTAACTGCATCACACTGGCGTACAAACGACCAGTCCGCACAATTACCTATATCAGCCGCCGCAGGTACGACCATCTCTAGCTTTTCAGTAGGTTCAAAACTTACAAGAAACAGCGTGGTAACTGTAGCCCTCACAGGCAACAACTCATCAGCCGCTAAGGTTATTGACCCAGTAGCAGCAACAGCAGCCGATGTATATATGCCATTCGAGATAGTACAGAAGACCGCTGCCGTTCAAACTGATATAGAGTTTACCTATACGACCACAAACGCACCAACATCAGGCGTTATTCGACACTACGTTGAATGGCAACCAATGAGTGACGGCGCAGCCCTAATAGCTGTATAGTAACTACTATGGACTTTGAGCGTCTAAAGCAAATACAGGCTGACAAACTTGCCAAGCAAGAACAAGCCCGACGAGACACTGTTCAACAGATGTCCTTTATGGACTTGCAAAAAACAGTCTTACAGTCGTTCAAGTCCCTTGTTAGCTACCTAGACGGTAAGACCACCAAAACAATGGTGGTTAATCAGTTAAAAGAAATAGGTACACCAGATGTTAAAAACGTAGTCGGTGCGTTAGATTCACTCCACGACACGCTTAAAACGCACGAAAACACCGATCTAAGCGAAATGACGGGTATAATGCGAAAGCTTCTCACGGAGGCTGAAAAGCTCCCAAAAGAGCAATTAGACATTAAGATACCCGAACCTAAAGACTACGAAGAACAGTTTGACAAGCTGACCACTGCTATTGAAGCGGTAGAGAAGGTCGTCAAAGAACAGAAGCTGATAGCCGAAGCCCCGATTGTTAATGTCAAAGCCTCGGACGTAAAGGTTGAAGCCCCCGACCTGAAACCTCTACAGACCTCTATAAAAGACGTTGTTAAAGCCGTTAGAGCAATTATTATCCCTAAAAGCGATAACAAAGAGGTCGAAAAGCTAATAAAAGAGTCCAATAAACTCTTAAAGAAGATTATAGAAAAGCCTGTTAGTTCAGGCGGTGGAGGTGGTGGCACGAGCTGGG